TGGGCCCTATTCGTTAGGGTGTGCGGAATACTGGTTTTGAGCTTACCAGCGCCTCCGCACCGAGGTACTTCGCCTTTTCCTTCAGGCGAGGACGCCGCTTCACGCCCGACTTCCAATATGAAAATGGATGTGGCTCTTCAGTGAAGAACTGAAGTAAAGCGGTGTTGTCTGTGATGGGCGTACATTCACCCTTCGCCGAGAGGCAAGTGGTTTTGTACTCGGTCCTCTGTAGCTGATGGTTGTAGCGCTTGAGGAGCGCTTTCCCATCCGCTCTTGTCCCTGGTTCGGGGACTACAAAGGATGTAACACCACAGATTCCAGAATCCATTGGTACCATTGGCATATGCCTTGCGGCGTGCCACGGTATTGACGACGCGATCGCAGCGGAGGTCCTAACCATGAACCTCGCATAGAAGTTATTGGATACTTCTACTACGGTCGCTATGGACTCTGGTTTGCTCTTTGTGTACGGGCTCTTGTAATACGCCGGGGTCACGTCGATTCCAGCGTACGAGTCAACGCCGCAAGACTCCCTGAACCTTCCGGTCCAGAAGGACTTTTGAGCGTTAACCTTGAAGTCCAAGACTTCAAGGCCCCGTACTAAAAGCTCCCGACTGTCAATAGGGACAACAATGTCATCCCCAAAGACGGCCACCTCTCCTGCCAAATCCCGAATGTTCCGCTCGCTGACGCGGCGCTCACGAACAGTGAGTATCGCAGCCAGCGTGGCGGCCAAAAACATCAGGGACTCCACAGGGAAGGTGCAGGCGCTACCCATCGTTGAGAACTTTCTCAACGCCACGATCTCCTCCTTCGGATGGCCATCTCTGACCACTCGATGAGAGACCCGGATCTGACGGGTACGTGATGCGCGAAGGGCTTGCAAGATCTCTTGTCGAGACCGAAACAAGTTACCGACCGCATGACACGAGACACGATCGCTAGCCGACGAAAGGTCGATCGTAGCGAGGCGTCCTGTCCTTGAACCTTCGAGACAGAGCCTTTGGTTAAGGGTTTGGTCGTTGAATCGAACAAACTCTCCAACCCAGGACTTCTGGCTACGCGAGTACAGAAATGCCTTCAGATTCTGTTGGCACCACATGTGCTCGCCTGGCTCCGCGGCTATTAACCGCGGCTTCAAAAAGGTCTTCGGGACGTCGATCAGGCGCGAACATGGCTCCTCCTCATTGTAATCGGAGGCGTCAAAGCCGCGCGGGCCGACGTCATCTACCCAACTTAACCAATCGTGAAAGCCACAATCGGCTAGCGGGTACACGGATTCCAGCCGCTCACTCCAAGCAACAAATTTGTACTTGTTGCCTCGAGGAGGCGGAACAGAAACCACACCTGGACCGTGCCTCATCTTCCAGTCCCCGTACGAATACGGACCAAGACTGGAAACCATCAACCTTGACACGATGTCTAGGTTGACGAGGAAGCGGGTGGTCTCTGCTCGCTTTTCAGCGGGCAGTTCCTGCACCTTCTGCGCGTACGTGGGACTTGCCGAGAATCCTCGGAAAGTCTCAACAATAAGCGTTGAAGGCGGGTTCTCCTCCGACCAGTATTCTTCTGGTATTGGAAGAGAAGCGTCCACCTGGATGAAAGCTGTGATTTCTTTTTCCACAGCTTCATCACTACACTGCACACCAGCTCTTTTAGCGCCATATAGTATTTGGCGCAGAAAGAACAGAGCTTCGGTGTCAACATCGTAGTCCTCCTTAAGGCTGCCAGACTCGTCGAATACGCGTAAGTACAGTTGCCGCAGAAATTGCGGCATTTGTACGTGCCCGGGGCCCTTCCCTTGTAGGGGGAGCCCTTGGCATCTGTACGCTCTGCTAGCAAGCGCCTGATCTAGGTGCTTACCAAGCGCAGGGAGGTCCACCAGGAAAACCTGGAAGGGGCCTCTCTGCTCGACAAGTCTGAACAGACGGGCTTGATCTTTCTCAAACCAGCCTGCATCGTCGGGGTAGGCATATGTGAGGTCTTGGAAGACCGCCACATACACCCGGCTCAACTCTCGGGCTAAGGCTTGATCGCCTTCGCCTCGCACACGGCACTTAGGCATACGGACCTCACGAAAGATGGTTCGAAACGCCACCGTTGCCATGATCGTAACGTACCCAGGCTTAGGCCCTTAACGGGTTTAGGCCTCGAGTACACGCGCTGTCGTTCTACGACTGCCAGCCCATCAGCTGGTTCAGGAACGCGTTCGCAGTCGCGATGCCCAAATCGAGCATCGCGTCCACGTTCGCGACACTGAGGTCATCGACATCGTTTTCGATGACGAAGTAGAACTTCCTGGTCCGCCCCGCCGGAATTGCTTCCGTGGGGTAGACGTTCTCAACGAGCTCGACATTGTGTCGGTCTTGACCCGCCTTCGTCTTCGAATGGCGGATGTTGAGGCGGAACTCGGACAGCGTGTCTTTCAGCAAGTACTCCGAAGAGTAATCGCCTTCCTTGATCAGCGTGAGGACCTTTGCGGCCCCGTTGTTGATCGTGATGGTGTTACCGATCATGAGAGAGTAACTCCTATGTGAAGTTAGAGGAAGTGGGACAGAACCCACAGTTCCTGAGGTGAAGGGGTAGGGGACCCACTGGGATCGTCACGCATAAGCTTAATGCTCGTGCCACACGACACTCCAGAGGAGGGTTCCCGGTCATAAGCAGCTCTGTCTTTTGGGCCAAACGCTCAAAGGCAAGCTGGCAGGGTCAGACCAATTCTAGCTGCAGGCCTTAAAGGCGAATACAGCTAGATGACGAATGACCCCACCAGGGCGCCTGCGCGTGTGGCTTGATGGGACGGGTTACTTGGTCTTGAAAGGCCTTGTACCCTTAAGCGCTGCCAAAGACCCCAAAATCGTCAACTGCTTGTCCGTGAGGATCGGCAGTCCGAAGGACGGGATCCAGTAGCCAGTCAGCGGAAGAAGGAATCTCCGCTTCGTGACTTCGTGCTCCTGAGGATCATTACTGATCTTTATCCAGGAGCTTTGTGTTTTCGGGACGTACGTGGATTTTGTCCATATACGCCTCATAAAACACGCCGACACTGGGTAGCAACCGGCTGTGTTGTTGCACGCGGAGATTGTATCTCCGATGTTTCCAAACCAGTCGGCCAACCACGACCATGGGAGAATCTCCCATAGAACCGCGAGTGCCTCGTAAGAGGTCGCGCCCATCGTAAGCTTCCGAGCGTGGTCCATAATCGGACCATACCCGTTATGCTCATTCAGGTAGCGAGAGGTGACTTCGTTCATCCTCCACCGTACCGTAGCCCACTCCGACTTCTCGTAGTAGGTATCGCGGTACGCGATATACGTCGCCCGTTGACTTTCAACGGTAACCTGCTCGCGCAGGCTAGATGTCGTGCAGCCCAGGCTGCATCTCGTCCGAACACTCTTAGATGTCATAAGTTGCCGCAGCAGCCTATAGCGCTCCTGTGTGGAGTCTACAAACTGACACAGCTTCTCGACATCTCGTACCATGGGTTTAATCGCCCAGCGCCACATAATATGGCCAGTAGCGACCGCCCTCAACAACGCCGTACCGTAATTTCTCACGGTAGGAACGATGTTCCTCAGCTTTCTAAAGCCGGTGAGGGGCTCCATGATACTTCCAGGCACGTCCTTCAGCTCAGCAACGAACGTTGGTACCGAGACACTCGGCGCCGACGGGTTGCATTTCGCGACAGCGCGGGTAGCGGTGGCCAAGAGTTCCGACTCCGTCGGATCCGGCCACTTACCTACGCCAGACTTTGGAGCGGGGGCCCAATTGCTAGGGCAATGTGAATACCGGGCCAAAAGGGTACGAACCCCTTGGGCATTGGTATACCACTCCTCGCCATCAATGATGTGGACGCGAGTGAACACCTTTCGGATCGTGAGACCATTATCTTGGTCCATGTGTCCGACGACGTCATCGCTCCATCCATCGACCAAATCGCTCTTCACGCGAGTCGTGGTGGTCGGGCCAAGGTACACCCAAAGTGTACCTACATTGGCGCTTCCACTGTGATATTCGCGATGTCGAGCAGTCATGATTTGGTCTCCGTGCCTCCAAGAGTGAACTGGGAACTTGGCTCAAAATGAGCTGAGTCCGAACACATAGGTCCCAACAGTACCGGTTTCTAGGCCGGCTCGCAGCACATGATGTGCATCGAGATTCCGCTGGTTA